CAGCTCGCTCAAATCGTTTAGCGTTCATTAGCCTCTCCTTCCAGGTTTAGGGCTGGATTTCCATCTAGCAGGGGTTTTATTAAACCCTTGGTTTCCTTGTTTAATTATAGGAGATTTAATTTCTAGCCGAGTCCCTTGCTTGGCTGCTTGGCTTTTCTTTTTTGAAAGAATAGCAGCGTTTAAGTCAACTGTGCCAACAAAGCTATTGGGGTCTTTTCTCATAGAAGTTTGCTGGTTTCTTCCAATGCCGTCTGTGGCAATTTTTGCCTCAATTTGATATTCACCAATTTTGTGGAACATGTGGTGCACTTCTTTGACTATCCAGTACCCGTCAGTGTGTTCCCCAGTACCTGAAATGTACACTGGACTAAACGGACGAATTCTAGGGTCTCCCTGACCAACAATCTTTGCCGGCATGGTCATTCTGGCAGCAGTAGCCGCCCCTTCAGCCATACTTACGGCTGCAGTTTGGCTGTTTACTACCTGCCCTGTTTGATACTCGTCAAATAAAACATCGTTCACACCTACTCGAAGAGCTTTTCCAGACCTTCCAGGAGTCTTTGTGCTTTTAAACACCTTTCCACTAATTGGGTCCACACCTCCCACCACTTTATTGGAACGAGATGTGCTCTGCCCCTCAACATGCTCTCCTCGAAGGACCTGGAGAGAATCAAGGGTGCGGTCAAGTGCTTGCGCTCCCATAATCAAATCTTTGCTAAAGTAACTTAACACCGGTGTTGAACTAGCCTTTGCGTCTATTAAGTTATCTATTTTTCTAAAGTAAAAAGTAGTTCCTTCTACAACAACCGCAAAGCCTATTAACTTCGCTTGTTCTTGAATCCATTCCCAAATAGAGTGCCCGGATACGACTAGCTGGTCAAACTTTCTAGAGTGGCTATCTCCAACAAAGCTAAATCCATATGGCCGTACTAACTCAGCCACTGCTTGCGGAATAGTTTTGTTTTTAAATACTTTATTTATTTTTTGTTTGAGAGGATACGATGCAGATACGCAGTGTACTTCCATTGTTTTTTCTCTACCGACGTTATTGCTTGTAGAGATAAAAGAAACGTAACCTATCCACTCGTTGTAAACGTCTCGTTGTTTCCATTTAAACACAATTGGAAGTCCGGTCTTTATGGTGCTTGCCCACAAAGAACTGGGTACAGGGTATTCCAGAACTAAAACATCGTGGTGATTTTGCTTTTGATACAGGTCAGCCCTTCTAGGCGCCTTAGTAAAAGACGGTACCGTAGGAAATTCCACAGACATTTTAGTACTTCTGCGGTGCTTACCTTTTGAGGTTACATTAGAAGAATCAGTCACTAGGAATCCTTAATACTGTCCCAAGTGGAATTGCCAAAGGGTTAATTATCTCCGGATTAAAATCCATAATTCTCCACCATAGCGACGGGCTTCCAAGAAGCGAGTTAGCTACTAGGTCAATACGGTCTTTTTCTCTCCACACATACCCGTAAAATGTTCCAGAATCGGTTGGAAATTCTCGCAAAACAGCAATAGAAGGTCCTTTATTTGTTTCAATTGCTATGATGTTTCCATCAGCGTATCTGCTATCTAGATAAATCATGTTCGGTTTCTTGCCCTTCTGTTGTCTTCTGAACCCGTAAATCCACCTTCGTTAACAGGCAGACCACCTGTTTGTACGGGCAAGTTATTTCCAGTTTGGTAATCTGGCAAACGGCTAAACCCTATTGAGATGTTGCTAAAAAGAGGCACCATTCTGTTATCAAAAATAACGTGCTCTACGTTTACGTTAGTAATGTAACCTAAATAGCGCATGTTCTTTCCAAGGTGCAGCTCTACTGGTCTAGCACCCAAAAAGCCCATGTCTGCTGTTCCCTTGTGTTCGAAGAAGCTGTAGTCACGAAGTGCGCTCTGCATTGTGTAGCCCATCATGGTTCGAAGCAAGTACTCAAAGTCGTACATGGTTCCCATGTTGTAGATTGCTTTTTGAGTTTCAAGGCTAACAAACTCTGCACCGTAGACGTTTCCTGCACCTGGCCTAAGTGTTCCTGGCTCGTTAACCCCACCCTCACCATCCGAGATGTTCTCACCTTCTCTAATGTAGTACTTCATGTCATACATGCGGTTAATTAGAAGCTGAAAAGTAATTGTGCTTTGGGTTACGCCTGTTCCAGTAAGGTTAAACTTGTCTAGACCAGCGGCTTCAAAGTTAGGGTCAACCAAAGGCGTTCCTGCGTACGACATGCTAATGCTTCCAGGATTGTACTGGAATCTAAATGCGTGAGGGGGAAGCGCTTCGTTGTTTCCTGCAAACCCTTGTGACTGGCTATCAGCACTTTTATCGTCAAATCCAGTAGAGATGTCTCTCCAAGTAGTAAACATGCCTTTACTAGACTGGCCGTTTGCCCACAGTTCAAGAGCAGACGTAAGGGCTGGGCTGGGCCTGTTGTCCTTAACCGCAGAGTTAAGTTTATCGGTGTTTGCTTTTTCTAACAAAAATTCAGTTCTAGAAGTAAAGTACGCTTCTGCAACTGAGCCCACGTTATATCTAAGTTTGTTGTCAGCTGGTTTAGGAGGCTTGACTCCAGAGCCACTGCTACCGCCACTGCCACTGCTGCCTGGCGCTGGTTTGGTCGTGTTTCTTTCCCTAGTCTGAGCGTTTAGTACGTCCAGCTCAGCCGTAAGAAGAGCCAGTTGTTCGTAAGATTTAGCAAATTCACGGTTTTCATCTGGTAAAGACAGAGTGCCTGCCCTTCTTTGTTTTTCTAAATCTGCAATTCTATTCTTAACTTTTATGATGTCTATTTTGATGTTATCTTGTCGTGTAAAAGCGCTTACAAGAACGTCACCTCTGACTCTCGGAGAGTTCTTTGCAGAAATCAACCTATCTTTGTATCTAGCTCTTGCAAGCTTAAAAAACTCAAGCGTATTAGCGGTAGTCCATCCGTCTCTAATGTCGGCCGCCCAAGCAGCAGCGTCCATTCCTGGCCGAAACGCCGGAGGTTTAAGGGGACCATTTGGGTTAACGTCAGTCATTATGCGGCTCCCATGCTGTGAATTCTGTTATCGTCTTCAATGTACTCTTTAACTCTTTTTGCAAATCTACGGGCTTCCGATTCTGATGCCTGTGCGATAGTTAAGTTAATAGTTACGTTGTTTCCGCCCTTTTTGCTGCCAAATACCTTATCTTTACGGTAGTCCTTGGCAACATCAGCAGGAAGAATGGCCTCACCTTGGTGAACGTTTACTGGTCCGTCTTGAGTTACATTAAGGATACCTTCTGATGCACCACGCACGTTTGATAAGTACCGGCTACCCATGCTGCGCCCAGTAATTGTGCCGCCCATACCCTTTGTAGATGTACTGGACGAGCTCGGGGCATTTCCAGATAGGGAACTAACTTGAATAGCTTTTCCTTGAGTGCCGCCAGAGACGCCAGACGTTCCAACAGTGACTAAGCTTGGGGCGGGAGCAGAACCAGGGCTGAATAATCCTGTTGAGGTATCGCCCCAAGTAGAAGACTGCAGAGCAGAAGATGAAAAACCAATTCCAAGGAACGGTGCCGGGTTGACTCTCGACCCGCCCTGCCAAAGTTCAAAGTGAAGGTGAGGACCCGTTGATTGGGTTCCAGTGTTTCCAGAGTAACCAATGAGTTCACCTTGTTTAACGGAAGCCCCTACCGGAGCAGACTTTCGGCTAAGGTGTGCGTACTGAGTAGCGTAGCCACCAGCGTGAGTTACTCGAATAACTTGTCCTAACGCTTTCCCGTCATTATAGGACACGGTTCCGTCGGCAGCAGCTACCACAGCTGTGCCCTCAGAAACGCCGTAATCAATACCTCCGTGCCCCGAAGCCGCCCATAAACCGCCCTTTTGACCAAAGTGCGCAGTAATTGGTCCTTTAGTAGGAGTCATTAGTCTTAGGGAACCTGAACCAGAAGAAGCACCTGTCCCCACAGAGCTTTCAGTACCACCAGTAAAGTAACCTAGTGTTCCACCAGCTAATGTACCAATTCCAGCACCTATGGCAGTTCCTATACCTGGAGCAATCATCGACCCTATCATGGCACCAATACCAGCAAAGTTTCCTGCTTGAGTCAGCATGTTAGATACCTGTGAAGATGCTCCCATAGAAGATGCTGCCATTCCGGCTACGTTACCTGCTGCAGCGGCGGCCAATCCTGGGCCCACACCTTTAATACCTTTTACTGCTAAAGATGGCTTAGCTCCAGCACCTTTACCGCCAGCTGCCCCCATCATTTTACTGGCAGCACCCATCATCATCATAGAGCCGGCAATGTTGGCAACTCCGCCAACCAGCGAGCTTCCTACCTGTAGAGCACCACTACCAGGTTGACTTCCCGCAAGTGCTGCAGCCCAAGAGTTAAGAGAACCAAAAGTTGCGGCCAAGTCTCCTGAAATTTGATTAAGTACGTCTAGATTTTCCGCAGCAGTTTGCAAACCAGCGATGTACTGCGACTCTCCCTTGGCCTGCGCACCAGTAGTTGAAGAGTTAATTTGATAAGCGGCGTTAAACGGGTTGTCGTTACCAGCGGCAGCCATAGACGAACGAATCTTATCCATAGCCTTAGGGTCAGACAAGTCCATGTTGTTTCCCTTAGCACGTTCAATCATGTACTGAGAGAACATTGCCTGCTGGTCTGCGCTCAACCCAGATGCTTGAATAGAGGCACCCAAGGCACCACGGTAAAGAGACTCACGAGTATCTTCTACAGAGGCTTTGCCTCTTCCAGCAGTCATACGCTGCGCAAGTTGCTCAAAAATCTGTGCTTGGCTAAAGGCCTTACCAGTTTGCAAACTAGAGGTAGAGATACCGAAGTTTCTCATTAGAGTGGCAGACATTCCTCCAGTGTTCATACCTGCGATAGCAGTGGCAGCCTTGTCTGTCTCCATGTTGAGGTACTTGGTTGCGTTACCAGCACCACGAACTACGCCCATGTAGTGGCTACCAGCAGAAGAGCTAAAGTTTACGCCCATGTTAGACAAGTTTTGAGCAACCATGGCGTCTACACCAACAGAGCTAAGCCCTCCCGCAAGGCCGCTAAACGTGGCCTGAGAAAGTTGCTGACGGTTGATTCCGCCCATCATACGGCTGGAGTTGTAGTACCCACCAGCACGGGCCATAGTTCCTGCAACGTCTGGCATCATG